ATTGGAGTCGGTGTCAAGGTCAAAAGTACCACGGGTCGTTGTACCGACTTGGGCACCCAGTTTGGCAACACCGTAGATGGTACGAATAACTTCACGATTGATTTCAGCAAGAATTTCAGTAGACAGAATGTTAGCGAGTTCTGTCTCAGCATCCAGACCATGAACAGCCTTCAGGTCTTGTGCGAGTTCCATTGAGTATTCGGCTTTCAGAGCACGGGACTTGGCAGTAACCGTGACTTTCTCAATCGAGAACGCCATCTCTTGGAAGGTATTACCAGCAGCACCATCACCAAGGGCTTCAGCAGAACTGGTCGACATACCTGAAACAGCGAAAGCGTTCGAAGTAAAGGTCTCGGTCGTGTTAGCAGCAAGAGACAGACTGGTAATTTGTGCCAATTGAGCAGCAGTAATGGCAGCATTTGCACCAGAGAAGAAGGTATTGGCTTCGTTGTAGAATGCCTCAGTACCCGTTTGCGAGCTGAAACGGGAACGCATTGCAAAGATAAGACCGGTTGGGCCTGTCATTGGTTGCACACCACAAACATCATAAGCAATGAGGTTTGGCAGTGAACGGCGAACCAAAGAAATCAAGATTGGGTCGAAGTTAGCAACACCAGCACCAGTAGAGTTTGCTGGACTACCTTCGTTAAGAATATCGGTTGCCTTCTGCATTTCTTGAGCTTGATTCTCAAGAATAACAGCCGTAACGGCCTTACGATACGGGTCTTTAATTGGTTCGAGGTCTGGATGATCCAGAACGCCGCCCCATTTAGTTTGTAGTGATTCAGACAAATACATTTAAGTGTCTCCTTTTATTTACTTAAAATTTTGTTTTAGAAATTGCTTTAGAGACAAGAGCAACAAATGGATCATTAATCACTTTTTGTTCAGTTGCCTCTTCAACTTGTTCGTGTAGTTGTGTTTCTTCTGCCTTTTTAATGCCAGAAGGGAAGTAGTTCTCACGGATTGTCTCTAGCTTTTCTTGGTATTCTTCCTCTGTGGAGAACTCAACACCCTCTGCGAGTGATTTGATTTTTTCAGCCTGAGTAGTCGTAAGACCTTCGCAAACTTCACGGGTAACTTCATTCTTGCGGGACTCTACAAGAGCCTTGGCATAAGAAATGCCACGCTCAATTTCTTCGTTGAGTTTGCTTTCCAATTCTTCAACTTTTGTAGCAAGTTCGTCAACGAGGTCAACTTTTTCTGTTGGAACATCAATGTAGTGTTCAGCAAACAGATTACGCAGACCAGCAATGAATTCTTCGGTAAGTTCGGCACGAAGACCGGACTCAATAGCAATTTCGTTATCAGCAAGCCATTGTTCAACAACATAGTTGAGATAGTCATCAACTTTGGTTGTCAAATCAGACTTAATTTGGTCAACTGCCTCTTCAAGCATCGAAGCATATTTTGTTTCGATTTCTTCTTCAATTTGTGTTACTCGGTCAAAAACACGAGCTTCAAAAATTGTGGCAGCTTTTTCTTTGAATTCTTCAGAGATGGTAGAATCATCAGAGAAAAGAGAATCAATATCTTCTTTCATTTTCTTTTTCATCTCTTTTTTATCTTCTTCATCTTCTTCATCTTCTTCTTTGTCATGTTTTTCTTCTTTATTCAAATGAAGTTGAGTGTCGGCAGAAGCCTTAGAAGGTTTCATTTTGACAGAAGCAGCGTTTGATGCAGCAGCACCATCACGAACACCTTTAGAGGTATCCATCTTAGCCGAATCATCATCCGGTTTGTAGTTTTCTGGTGTAGGACCACCAACATCATCAATGGTCGTAGCCATTTTATGCATTGGTTCGCTCGGGGCATTTTTCTTACTTTGAGAAAGAATGTCTGCCGCAGCTTCCATGAGTTTATTTGTTGCCATTAGGAATCTCCTTATGATTTCTTATTTATAAAATTAAAGTTTTCTGAGGTAATTTTCAAATAGTTTAAGAGCAGTTTCTTCGATTTGACCCTTAGAAGCCCTCTGAATTGTTTTCTTAAAATGGGTATGGTCAGCTTCAATAAACTTGCCGTCAACCAGCATCCATTCTTTGTTTTCCATAATTCCTTGAACGAAAGCCCCAGGCGCTGATGGGTCAGCAACAATGTCGGCAGCAGTAGCAAGTTTCAGGTCATCTTGAACAAGATTGTAACCTTCTTTTGTTTGAACTAGAGAACCTAAGGCTCTAGATGAAACACCAACTTGAATGTCGTTGTTGATAAAATTCTCAACAATCTGACCATATGGTGTTCCAAGAATGAGTGCTTTACCATAAAAAGTATTGCCGTCTTCTGAGAGGGATACAATCTTGTGCGACACACGCTCGAGGTTAATTGATGGCGTATCTGGATGACCTAATTCACCCAATGCACGATTTGTATTGATGAATTCTTCTGTATATCTTTTGACTTCTCTACGCAGAGTGTCCATTTTATACATGCGATTGTTCTTATTGACTGTTTCGCCAACAAGAAATGTTCCTTCAATGTAAAGTTTTTTATTGCCGTCTTCTGAAGCTTCAGTAAGATACTTTACATTATCGATTGTTTCTGTAATTAACTTCATTTTACATTCCTGTAAGTGCTGGGCTGTAAGTAGCCGATTTTGCCAATTGCATCACTAAAGTTCCTGCTGTTCCTGTATGCTCAATGAAAAGATTTGCCGTTGCGTTGTTTGCAAATGTAATGTCATATTCATAAAGAACAAGATTGATTGGCGTTGAAATTTCCATAATTAATGTTCCACTTGCAGGTGCCGCACCGCCTGTGGTACTTGTTCCTCTATAAATTCTGTAAATGCCATTTGTTGAAGCAGACACTTGAGCAATAGCAGCAGAAGTTACTGTTTCTTCTGTTGTATTGGCAGAAAGATTTACCAAATTAATTTGTGTGTTACCAGCCGGACCAGTAACACGAATTGTAGATTTTGCTCTAATTGCATTTATAATTTCGAATGGCATTTTATCTTAGTCCCATTGAGGTGCGCCTTCTCATTGATAGTTTTCTTTTCAATAGAGAACGGCGAAGTTTTGCTCTTCTAGTTGTTTTCCATGACCGTTTCAATAAACGGGCTTTTCTTAATCTCTGTGCCGCAGGTATTCTTCTTACAGTATTGCCTACGATACGATAACCTTTAATGCCTGACCGTCTGCGATTCTTTTGAACAACAATACGACCTTTTGCATTGCGCCTAATTCTACGGCGCACTCTTGTAATTCTTCCCATCTTAATGAGATTAGGATTTCTTTTCTCATCAAGTTGTTCTTCTACTTCTTCAAACATGTCTGCCTCGACATAACGCTTTGCTTCTGCAAGTCGTTTGGCAGTAATTTCATCTAAACGAGCTTTTAATGCTTCTCTTGCTTCGTTTAGTTTACCTTCTAAAATAAAATCTATAAATTTCATTTGACTTTACTGAAAGCAAAAGATGCTACTTTCGCAAAGTGTTCTGGTGATTTATGCACCATGTCAGCCAACTTCTTTTTGTTCTCATCATTTACTGCTTTATGAACTTGTGTAATTGCAGATGCTGTGTAGTGGTCAACTTTTTTTGTTTGACCATTGGCAAATTTAACTGTGCTTGTTTGTTTACCATCAACAATTTTATGCAATTGATCCATTACTGCTTCTTCAATCTGTGTTTCTTCTGCTTGTAAAGGAGAATCAATTCCTTTACCATAAGGTATCGTAAAATATTTGTCTAACTTCTGATTATAATAAAGAGCAACTTTTGTTTTGTTTGGATACATACGAATTGCTTTTCGTTTCAACATCAAAACAAAAGGCGGATCATCAGGTATATCATCTGTTGCTTCTTCAATCTCAAATTCTTCTTTGACTTCATCACCAACTTTAATACGATGCGCTCTTACTTTACGACCAGAAGGACCAATTTTGTAATCGGCAGTATCTACTATTGCCTCATCTAACTCTACATCTTCACGAACAGCACGGCGAGTTTGTTGAAAGATTTGTTTGTTGTTTGAAATTAAATCAACCATCTTATTAAAAAGATTTTGAAGAATCATTCTGTCGGCATTATTGAATACCGGTCTATCTTCTTTCATCTTTTCTAAAATACGATGAATTCTTTGTAACTGTGCCTTATTTGCAAGACCAGCTCGAACAAGCATATCAAACTTGGAATAGTCTGACTTTTCTTCTTCTGTTAGAATCCTAAATTCTTGTATCGATTTCATTTTAATCTATAATTTTTTCAATCATTAACTGAAGGTTTGAATGCTGGTTCGCCTCTACTAATTCTCGCATATCTCTTTTCTGCTTTTTCAGATGATTTCATTGTTGTTGCTAATCTTTTATCATCTGGGTGGTGTTTCAATGTTGCTCTATCTAATCCAGCAGAATATCCTTGACTTTTTGCTCTCTCGCCAGCTTGTTTTTGTCCTTGACCTGGAATGAATTTTCGTGCTAATCTACTCAGTGTTGATGCGCCCGATGGTTTTTGAACTGCTGCTACATGATGACCGTCTGTTCTTTTTTTCACCATGTCATCTTTGCTGCCTCTATCAACTTCTCTTCCAGATGAAGAATGGATAAGTGCATAGCTTGTTGCTTCATCAAGTTCTTCTAATTGTTCAAGGTAAAGTTCTTGGTCTTCTTCTGAAAGAGCATCAAATTCTTCTTGTGTTAGAAGTTCATCTTCCATTGGTGTATCAGCAGTATCCTGCACTTCAATTTCTTCACCGTTGTTGTAAAGAGACTGAGCAATTTCAATCTTCTTTACTTCTAGTGATTCAAATGCACGGGAAGAAAGAAGGTCGTTAATTAAATCTTTTGCTTCATTGGCATTGCCAGAAGCAACTTTGTCAATAAATGTTTTTGCGTCCATGGTGGATTCCTTTTGAAATTTGTTTTATCGCCTATTTAGTAGAGAAGAATACCGTTCTACTTCTGCATCAAGCATCGGCGTCATTGAATCTGATGCACCATTTTCCTGTGTGTTATCTTCAGGAGGGTAATCTTCTGCTGTCACATTGGCCTGTTCAAATCCAGGTTGTTGCATTGGTTGTCCAATACCCTGTTCGGATTCTTTTGCCATTTCTTCTTCCATTGCTTCAACTTCATCATCTGATTGTTGAAGCACATTTTTCTTAACCCACCTAGCAGAAAAGTATCTACCAAGATATGGGTCAACTGTTGCCAATAATTGCAAACGAGAAGTCAACAATTCTGCATCACGCAGTTCAGTAAAGTTATTATCTTTCTTGTAATCGTAATAAATTTCTTCTCTAAATTCACGCCATTCTTCTAAGGTACAAATACCTTTGAGAACTAATTGTTTTTCTAATGCATGGTCAAAAATTTGTGAGAATTTATTGCGAAGACGAATAATGAATTTAAGAAACTTAACTTCATCACGGGTCACTTCTGTTGTGCGACCAAGACCAATCATACCACCTTGTTGTGGTTCTAAACGAGAGATTGGTACATTCAGAGATTGTAAAAGTTTCTTTTGAAAGTATTTTACATCTTCTAACTCACCAAGGTTTTGACCAGCAGGCAGAGTTGTAATCTCAGTACCTTTACCACCTTCTCGGCGAGGTAACCAAAAGTCTTCTAGCATCGACATATGTTTGCGGTCATCACGCAGTTCACCTGTGTTGGCATCGTATACCATTTTGTTACGATACTTGACCATGATATCTTTTAGATACTGTTCGGCTTTACCTCTTGGCAAATTACCCACATCGATATAAAAGATTCGGCGTTCTGGTGCCCTCGATATGCGATAAATTACAACGGCATCTTCAATCATTCGTAACTGATTGAGAGGTTTAATTGCCTTGTGAAGATATGAGATAACAAATGTGTTCTTTGCATCCATCAAACCAGAATTGACATTGATAATTGAATCTGGTGCAATTCTTAAACCAGAGTTGACTGATGCACCGTAAGATTGTGATGCAGTACCACGGTCCCC